TTGATGTGTCCGTGCTCGTCGTAGGTAATGCCGCTAACCGTTGCAGCGGTGACATTGTTCTCGTGATCAAGAACACCCGCAGCTGTAACGGTCAGACCTGAATCGGTCGGGATGCTGACAGCACCAATATCAGTGACTGTCGCAGGCGGCAAGTCGCTGCTGACCAGACTCGTGGTACTGGTAACATGACCATGCTCGTCATACGTGATTCCGCTCATCGTTGCGGCAGTCACAGCATTGGTATGGCCTACGGCACCGCTGGTCTTATCGATGCCACGATCCAACGCAGCAGGGTTGATCTCCGCTGCAGTCAGCGTGTTATCAGCGATCTTGGTGCCATTAATGCCGGAAGCAACCTTGATATCAGTTACCGCTAAGTCTTGAATCGCTGTAGTGTCAACAGCGTTATCGGCTAGCTCAGAATCAGTGACGGCATTGGCGATGATCTGATCTGTGCCGACCGAATCATCAGCAAGCTTTGCTTGAGTAACTGCGTCATCTTGAATTGCTGCTGTATCAACAGCATTGTCAGCCAGTTCATTGTCGGTGATGGCATCGGGGGCAATCTGCAGCGCCGTAACGCTGTTGTCGACTAGCTTCGAGCCAGGGATTACTCCATCGTCGATCAGCCTGGAAACGCCTTCTTCAACCAGCCCTTTAGTTGTAATGCGCCGCGTTTCACTGGAGCTATAGTCAGCGACAGCAAGGTCATCACTAGCCTCAGCGTCCGCCGGTAGCAAGACCGGTAATTCCGAGATCCTGAGGTCCGCCAAGGTTCTACAGGCTGCGTTGCTAAACCCAGTCTATAGACCTCAGTCCTGTTGCTCGGTCTCCAAGAAGCCGGACTGGTTCTCCTCTTGGCGTATGCGGCTAACGCCGTCCTGCTCTTGGACGATGTAGTTAGACGTGTATCTGGTCCGCAGCTTGATCTCACCTGTGGTCACAAACTCAATCGTGCTCTCAATCGGCTGCGTGGGTTCAAAATTCATCCCAACGTTTGTGACCCGCGCCTCGAACTCGTACCAGACTTCATCGTCTAAGTCCTCTTGTCGTCCAAATGGCTTGTCACCACGGCCAACCAGTGTGAACTTAGCCCAGAACTCGCTACCTAATCTTGTACGCAGCAACAACTGATTGATATAGATCGGCATTTCCAACAACGCAGCGCTGGTCCCTGTGGTCATTGGGTCACAGAGCCTGCGCTCATAATCAAAGAAGCACGTCAGGCGACCTGAACCACTGATCAGTCCGCTGTATTGCTTGCGGAACTCTTCGCTTAAGTTTGTAATATCAACAACTTCACGCTCGGTGTTCAACTCGAAGTTCTTTACCTGACCCAGGATTCGCTCGTTGTTATTCCTAACCTTAATGCTGATGGGAACTGTGCGTCCAGGATCTACAAGGCTGATGCGACCTGCTACTTCGCCTGAGGTTGCCTCGTCAAAACGCCTGTAAAGCCTGATAGCGCCAACTTCGTCAACAAATAGATGAAAGACGCCGTCTCTGTATACCTTGTTTGTTGGCCAGCCGTCTGGACCAATGAAATCCAGAAGGCTACCGTCTGTTGTTTTGATTTCGACTTGATCACCAGTGATCAGCATCCCCAGCGGAAAGTCAAAGCTAAAACGATCCTTGTCTACGTTAATGTCTGAACGGTTGACTTCTCCAATAAACTCTTCGTCAACCTGCGAACGCCGCAGCTCAATCTGGCCGTTGTAGCCTAAAAGGACAGCCATATCACAGATTCACGGTGGTGTAATTGCCAGACATTGTGAACTGAATATCTGCCGACATAACCTCTCCCGTTGAGCATGTGATATTAACGGCAGTGACGTATGCTCTGAAAGCAACCTTTTTGTCACCCCAGCGCAGATCAAGCGCCGCAGACGCAGGCGTGGCAGCGGTAATGCAATTGTCAAGAAGTAACCTAAGACTTGTGTCGTCGTCGTGGTAAAAGATGGTCGCGCTGCCAGTCGCCGACTTAAGTCCTGGCACATAAGCTTGCGCATCTTGGCCCAAATTAGTTACATCTAAAAGATCAAGAGATGATTGCAGACTCCAATTCCGAACGCGTGTAACTGTTCCATTGTTCCACCTCATGGAACCATCCTTACCACTAAAAACAGCCATAGCGCTAGAGGCCTTTCTGTCAGTTTAGTCAGGCGTCCAAAACCGCACGAAACTTGCATTGCACTGAGCTAAGACCAGGGAACACGCTGCTCACTGTCGGTGGCTCGGCATACCGCCAACGCAACCCAGACCCGCCAGTCTCCCGCAGGTACGCTTGCAGGCTGCTGCTAGCGCCAACAGCTCCGCTATTGCCCGTGAACGTCACGTAATCCCAGACGCTATTGACTGCCTCAAAGTTCTTTAGGATCAACGCGGCCTCATCGTCGGTGATGTTCTCAAAGCCAAGCGCCAGCTCAGCATTCACACGACGGATGCCGAAACGCACAACGGTCATCGCACCATTCTGTGCCGTGAAATCAGTCTGCGGATACTCACCGGGCGAGTAGCTGCGACTAGAAGGGTGGATGCTAGGAAAAGCGACTGGCATCAACCTGCCTCAACGACAAAATCCGCTGCACTCCAGTCTAGAACCGCCAAGCTGCCTGAACCTGTTAGCGGCGCATAGCTACCTGACACTTCAACAAGGCCATCCTCTCCGTAGCTCAACGTCTCGACCTTATAAACCCTGCTATTAGTCACGCTGTTCTGAATGGTGAACACCGTGCCGAACAGACTAACCTGCGTGGTCCTGCCTTTGGATGCTTTCAGCGTTGCACTCTTCACGCCTTCGGTGCCAGGTTCCCAGTACAGGATCGAGTAATTCCCGTTCAGCGTGTCGACTGACTGGATCGTGCCATCCACGCCGATGCTGCCGTTATTGAACCTGCTGGTATGTGTCACCTCGGAGACCAGCTTGAAATACTCACCCGGCGCCAAGTTCATTGCCGCCTGCGGTGTTGTCTCAAACTTCACCCCATGGTCCACCAGCTGGCGGGTCTTGAGTGCGTACTGCGCAAACAGCAACGCATGAGCCTCCGTTGTGCAGAAGCCACTCATGTCGAAGGTTTCCACTGGGTCGGCATCACTGCCACCCTGCGCATTTGACAACCTGACTGACAGCGTTCTGGTCTCAGGGAAACCGTTGACCCTATTCTGCCGCCACAGCAATGCGGCATTAAATAACTGCCGCTCCTCGGGGCTGAGGAAGCTCACTTGCAGCTTGCGGATGTTGCCGTCAGTGAACAGCGCCTTAATCTCAACCTTACCGCTGCGGTTAATGGTGTAATTACTTTTGTAAGGCACAGCAGGAACAAGGCTGAACCGTCCGCCGAGGATCGTGAAGTCCAGCAGGCAGTATCCCGCGTTCTGATAAATCCACTCCCTCAGGTTCTGCTGCTGTGAGATCACACCATCCCAGGTGAATCCATTCGCTGCACAGAACTTCACTGCAATCGCCATACGACCACGATCGACCTGATCAGCACCGATCAGGTTGCCAGCACCAAGTACAGGGTCAGTCAATAGCGCATAAGCAATTTCAGGCATCAGGTTGGATGCACTGCGACCGCTCGATCCAATTCGCTCAACCATCACGCCACGCCTGATGAAGGCAGACATGTTGCTGAAGGATGTCCACTCCTTAGTGCTGTTTATCCGCAAGCCTGCATAGGCAAGCTGGTCGTATTGAGGCGCTGACTGCTCGACCTGTTCGTTCACATAAACGACCTCATGCTCAGGTCCATCCATGTGGCTCTTCTTTTCAGCATCAACCAATGGATAATCTGAAACCGCGTCGTAGGGGTTCCAGTTGTGCTTCAGGATGTTTTGTGCATCAGTTGTAACCTTGACCGTTTGGTTTGCGACAGGAATATAAATGTTCTCGCCATTGGTGTAGCCACTGCCGCCATCGACCAAAGTCCAGGTCTTGGCTCCATTCTCGTATGTGTCAACTCTGAATCTCGCGCCCGATCCACTACCGCCAGACGCACTCACAGTTGTTGTTGAAATCGGCGAAGGCGTTTTGCTTGTGCGGGTAATTCCCTTCTTCCCTACATAGCCATAAGGCGCATACTCAGCCTTGTAGGAGTAACCCCCGCTTTCGGTGCCTGTAGTGCCTGCCGATCTAAGAATAATCCGGCCATCCCAAACCAGGGTGATGTACCTGGCGCCGAGTGAGCTGTAGTTGGATTCGTACAGCGTATAGCTGTCACTAGTAAAACGATATTCGGTTTCATAGTTACCACCAGGCGTGCCGCTTTGCGTGACATTGACAGACTTGATCGCTCGATTTGTCGGCGGTGGCTCGCCAATCACCCATTCAGGATTAGACATCTCTAAGGGATCAAGCCTGAGGGTTTTACCTTCGAATGCAACTGTGCGTCCTCTGGCGCTATAGCTCATCTTGCGACCAGGGCGCAAAAGATGAACATCGCGGTTGATGAAATAACGTCTAGCGGCATTGCCAGGATACGGACGAAGCCTAAATTCCCACTGTCCTAGGGAATGGCTGATTCGAATCCAGTTGTACTGAGCCTGTGGCGTGCGACCCTTGACGCAGAACAGCGTGCCGCCGCTAATGTCAATCCAAGCAGAATTAGACCCAAGGGCACGAGTCTGCAGCTGAAAGAAGCTAAGACGCTTCAGGTATTTGTTCATCGTTCCAAGTTGGAACGAACCACCGTCGTCTCCGATGTCATCGATGACATCATCGCCGGGGTGGCTGTTCATGTTTGCATAACCATTAACCTGCCCCCACACTGTGGACTTGATCCCAAGTTCAGTAACAGTGCAAGCTCGGTTATTTGAGATCGTGCCGATTGCAACGCTTTGAAGCGTTAGCCTGTCTGCAGTGAAGTTAATGTCAAGCACCCCAGCAGTATCAACATCGCCAGGTTCAATGACACGAAAAACTGAGTCTTTGTTACTGCCAGGCTCCCATGGATCAGCAGGCACAGAATCACAAACAACCAGCTCAGTGCCAATCATGTATTGACTGCCAACACTGATCGAGTCATCAACTGATTCGCGAGCGCCGTTGATTGACTGCTTGAAATCTTCGCTGCCCCATGGCTCAAACCTGTCACCAGGATCCTCTGATGCATCAAGGCGGTAGGTCACATAACTACCGTTGTCCCTAATGACAGCGGCACGGTATGGGACGCGGGCGCGTGCCTTGTTTCGCTTTTGTCTAATGCGGTCTTTATTCTCTTTGCCAGAATCATCAGGGATCGTTGGATCGTCATACTGAGGGCGCCACATCATCCCGTTAGGCGCAGGCGAGTAAAGCCCAAACTGCGCCTGTGTTGACGGTGTTCTAGCCCCAGAGAAATAGGGACGGTACCTGCCGTCTTGATCCCAGAAGATCGAAAACGCATCACTAGGAGGCACACGTGGTAACGTGCCTTGGCTATAGCGATCGCTTCCGCCTTCTTTAATTCGCCCCCCGTTCGTGCGGAAATACAGCGCAAGCTTGGCGTTGGTGTAATTCTCAAGCGTCGTGTCGCCGATAGCAAAGCCAGCAAAATCAGGCTTCGCCTCAAGTCGCCCGCTACTAAACAAGATCAGTGCCCGTAGCTGCTGACCGTTGCCGAGGCTCAGCATTTGTGACCACAGCAGCACACCGTTGGCCCGCACACCCTTACGGGTAAAGACCAACGGGATGATCTCTCCTAACGTCGCAAGGTCTTGGAGGCTGTCAAAGTTTGTCTGTGGTGCAAACCTATTCCGCCCGGTAATGTCCTCTGTCTTGAGGCTTTGCGGTGTTCTGGCTTCGGTTTGCTGCTTAGGTTTTGGTGCCAGCAATGCACTAACAGCTGACAGTGCAACACCAATCGCCAGCGTGAAAAGAACGTTGACAGGTTCATTCCTGACGTCAGGGATTAGCTCGTACTCTTTCGAGCGCTCAGCGTTATAAGCAGCAGTCTGGTCAACAAAGAACCAGTACTCTTCTTCCGTTAAGCCGACAGCGTTGCAGAGTTCAGCTTCTGCGGGAAGTAAACGCCTTGGACCTGCAGGGCGCCGATGGGGGACCATCTCACCGCCGACTCGCCGTAACTCAGCCATCCTTCCTCGTAAAACACTGCCAAGCCATAACCGCTCCCCGCCTGGCACAACGCAACTGATCCCAGTCTAGGCTGCTCAATCTTCACTCCCCAGCGGCTCAATTCCTCAGGGAACACCTCCCAATCGCCACGCCTCAACCGCCGATACCAGTCGCGCTTTGGTCTTGGTGCTTCAATCCCATAGTGCCGTAGCACTGTTGTCGCTAGCGACAGACAATCCCCGGCACCGTGGCGGTCAAAATCAGCGCCGAGTCGGTAACCCTTCCCGATCAGCTGATGTGGCTTCATCGATTCTGGATCGTGCTGGACACTGGCAGTGACCCAACCAACGCCTTGGTTAACACCCTTGTCGGAGCGCTAGCGCCTACTGCATCGATGCTGCTAGATAGCAACACCTCAACGGTCTCGACGTCGTAGCTCATGCTGGCAGCGATCCAGACTTCAGTCGTCAGCGTTCGCCCGACGGTGAAGTTACTTGGGTTCATGCTGCAGCTATCAACCCTGACGTTCCAGCGGTTGCGTGCAGCCTGTTCTGCGTAGCCCATCGAGATCGCATTGCTCGACATCACCAGCTGTGATTCCAAGTTGTCGCCGCTGCGGTTCTTGGCAGCGCCTTGATAGATAAACGACAGGTAGGGGTAATTGACGCCGCGGTAACGGATCACCTGCCCTGGTTTGCTGTTCTGGAAACGATGCTGCACCCTCCCTCTAGCGTCTTTGACCTCAAGGAAATTGGTTAACGCAACGACGGTCATGGCTTACATCCCAAGGCGAGCACGCTGAGAGCGGCTGTTCCTCAGTGTGCCAAGTGTTTGGCTTTTGCCACCTGCAGCACCACGCTTTGCTGCAGTGTCCATCGCCTCCATCAGCTGTTCACGATCAACCCAATCACGATCCATGAAACGAGTGGTCTGGAAGTTGTAAACATTGCCGCCACCACCACCAGCTGCACTGTCTCCACCGGAAGATCCACCGAGCACCGCACCGCCACGTTTGCCCATGCGGTAGTTACTCATGGCTGAATCCATCTTGCTGGATGGGATGACGTATTCAGGTTCACCACCTTCACCAACAACTGCCCTGGTGGGACCGGTGACATAGCCACCCTTGGCAAACGGCACAGGAGGCAAAGAACCAAACCCGTCGAGATTGAAGATCTCAGGACCAACACCTGGAGAACCGGGGATAAAGGCTTGTAAAACAGTCGTGAACAACTTCTGCGTCAGCATCTGGGTCGCCATGTCGATGAAGGCTCTGCCGATGTTCTCAAACATCCGCAAAAAGGCTTGCTCTACGGTCTCAGTTCCTTTTATAATTCCAACGATTGATTCACTCAAGGCAGTAGAAATTTCAGTGGCAATAAAACCGTACTTCTCATAGAGCTGTTGCTGTCTTAATAGCTTTTGCTCAGCTTGATCTAGCAGGTTCAACTCCTCTTTTCTTTGGATTAAGAGTTCAGTCTGCAAGGTTCGCTGTGCTTCTAGAGTCTTTACCTCATCCTCGTTATAGGCTCCAGAAGCTATTTGTTCATCTAAATCTAGAATCTGTCTCTTAAGCTGCATTACCTCGCTATACCTACGACTCTGTTGTTCGATTACTTGCAGCTCTTGAGCCAAGGCGTCGCCACCAAAGGGATTTGCAAGCTGCGCTTGAATTGACTGGAGTTGACTGCCCGTTTGGAACGAACTATCTGCCTTCTGACGGCGAATGGACTCTAAAGTGCGCTCACGCTCCAGGGCTAAGAGCTTTTTCTCGTCCTCAAGCTGTCTCTTCTTGAGGTCGTATTGCAGTTCAAGCGTGAGTAGCTTTGCTTCCTGGAGACGTACGTCTTCGGTACTGAGGATAATCTGAGTGCGTTCTTGTGCTTTGCGTTTTTCTAATCCGGCTAGCTGGTCATCGATTGCAAA